GAGACGGGTAGTTCTCAATGAGCGACTTATACTGCTGTTTGATTTGCGCGGTCGCGGCGCCGGATGCCGCTGCCATCATTGCCGCGTAGTCGATAGGTTGTGCTTGTTGCGGGGCTTTGCCGCCGCGCGATCCTCCTCCAGATCCTCCCATAGTTATAGCCTCACTTTCTTTGCTAGTTGCGCCCAAGTGTGGGCTTTGATTTCAAAACTGTTATGCCTGCACCACAGCGCCCACTTGTGCGGACGTGACGCCACGCGCATAAACTCCCGGACGGGGTTTGTGCAGCTAGAAACGGCAGCCAGCTCAACAAACCACGCGTTCTGCTCGCCTTCATCGCGCATCTCCCTTTGCTCCGCATCCCAATGCACTTCTCGCGCCAGCAGGAAGACCTGCGGAGTTGAATGGACCAAGCCGTTCGTCAGATGCCATCCGAGGGTTTCCTCGAAGGTTTCCTCCGTGACGTGCTCGTCGTGCCATTGTTTTGCGCGTTGCCATGGGAGCATTAGGCTTTGATTTCTGTAAGCGTGAAGACAAAGGGAGGGCCAACTCCTTCATGCCAATACGGTCCTCCGCTTTGAATTTTGTAATAAACTTTTGCAGCAACAGATGTGACCGTTGATGTTGGCGTATAAACATATCTTGCTACATGGGCGTGCAATCCAGTTCCCCCGCTATGAAGAATATATTCAACAACGCCTCCGCCAGCATCGGCGTATGCTCCAGAGTTGTGAGAAACATAAAAATATGTTTCAAGACTATATCCTCCGGAGCGCGCTTGACCGCCTGTAACTTCTAAAAGTATTTTCGATGTAGTTGTCGTTCTTGTGATGCTGACAGAAGTAATGCCGCTGTCTGCAATAGTTGTGCTTGCGAGGCTTCCGGCAATGCTCGTAACCGAAGATTGCACCTGCAAGATGCTTCCCGATGGCTGTGCAGCCGAAAGCACTTGGCTCCAAGTGACCTTGCGAAGCGCCGAAGCGCTGTCATCGTGAATCAGCAGAGAATCGGCGCTGGCAGGAGAGTCAATCGCCGTCTGCGACGTAATGGCACTTGCTGCAAGTTTGCCGCCGCCGGCCGCTCCAGTCACGGCGCCGTCGGCGATCTGTGCGCCTGTGATGCCGCTTCCGAGGTTGAGCTTGCTCAAGGAAATGGACGCATTTGCGTCGATGTCAGCGTTTGTAATTCCCGTGATGCTCGCATCATTGACCGATTGGTTGAGCTTCCCCGGCGTCACGGTCTCTCCAGAGACCCAAGTATATCCTGTTGTAATGTCTGCCATAATTATGCTGTGTTTCGTGTCTCAGTTTGGGGCAGGCTTGCTAATGCCGCCTCAATGGAGACGTTGCGGATTTCTGGCCGTCCGGCCGTGGTTAGAAATTCAATCTCTGCGTAGTGCGCCTTACGGCGAATGGACTGCTTCAAGGTGTAATCTTCTAAATTGCCGGACGTGTTCTCCACTCCCTGCTGCACGTCTGGCAGGATGTCGCCTGTCCGCCTCGTTCGGTCTGGGTTATAGGTCAGGGCGGACACCGTGAGCGATCCGCCGTCAGGAACCACTACATCGGCCAAGCTCCGGACAAACCTTTTGCTGTCCATGCTCCCCATTCCGTATCGGCGGGTCACGATTCGCCCCGGCACAGGTGATGTTATATCCACGCTACTGCTTGGCGACTCATCGCCCGCTTCGACTTCGTCCAGCAGCATTAACTTACCGGACCTGTTTGTGATAAAAATGCGGCGCCGCTGCCCATAGTCGCTGACCAAGAAGTTGTTCACGCCTACGCCGTAGGTGTCTCTTGTCTCCCAAGCCTCTTGAAGTTGGTTGTAAATAAAGACACCGTTGTTGCTGTCAATAGAGCCTGCCAGCGGGACGGCAACGTAGTAACGGTTATCGAAATAAAGACCGACACTGTCCTCAATGATGTTTGAGTTAAGCGATGCAATTTGGTCGCTGATGGGATCAGACAGTGGCTTTGTGTCTCCTCGCAGCTTGAGGTCCAGCCGACTGTCAAGGCGATACACTCCGCTGTCTGACAGGAAATAAATAAACTGTCCTGCTGTTGCGATGGTTCGGCGCGCGCAGCACCCGATCTCATCGGTCAACAGATCGAGCCGAGAAACGGCAGTGTCGATGCTGTAGTCGTTGCCGCCTGCATTTGATGTCTGCCCAACCGTTGCCAGCCAGATCGACTTGCGGCAGAAGACCAAGAAGCTGTTTTCGATCCACGGGTGAACTGCCATGATTTTGTCGTTTCCGCCAACGCCAACGCGGAAACTCGACCAAAAGGTGTCAAATGTGTCGGGATCAAAAACGTCTGACAGCATCACGTTCTGCCGGCCGTCCGGCACGATGATGCGGTTATTTATGTAGTTCGCCCAAGGCGCCGAGCGCATGCGCCTGTAGCTGATGCCGACATCTGGTATTCCGGCGGGCGGACGGACAAAGTTATCTCCCGGCACTCCCGACCAATAAAGAGGAGGCTTTACGCGCCGGACCTTGATGTTGGCCGATGCGTCAGGAGTTGTCCCGCTCGGCACGGCGATGGTGAATGAGTCGGTTGAGATGCTTGAGATGTCGTATTCGTGACCATCGAATGCAGGGCTTGTGCTGCCATCAATTCGCACGCGAGTTCCACCGCTAAAGCCATGGCCATCGACGTTTACCGTTGCCCAAGACCCGGCAACGCTGATGCCAAGAGAGTTAGTCAGCAGTGTGCCCCAACCAGAGCGTGTCACATCGGCCTCTCGGAACAGATACAGTCGGTCGAAAGCCTGCATCATTGAAACCTTGTCGCTCGGTTCAATGATTTCGTCTGGTGACGAAGGGAACGTGATCTCTGCCTGCAAATTTGTAACAACAAGCTCGTCGTTGTTCTCTGTGACAAGATTGTCCGTGCCGTCAACTGCAATGACGCCGCTCGACCAAGCCATTGATGTGTTTGTCAACTCGTCGCTGTTGAGGAATGTGTAGGCTCTGTCTGGCCCCGCTAGAATGATGATCTCAATAGATCCGGTGTCATCGGGAGAACGCATGACCTCGCTGGCGAAAATGCCGCCGGCATAGCTTGACTCAATCACCGGATTTGTTGCTTCAACCTCCGGCGTTGCACTCAAATTAAACGGAATCGTCAGCGGAGTTCCTGTCAGGTTGACATCGTCAAGCATCCTCTTTGCTCCGCGCCGTGTAACGGCAACGCCTCGATCCAATCGCATGTTCTCCGATATTTGAAGCATGCCGGCGGGCAACGTCACGGGATTAACGCGGCTTGAGTAGCCGATAAAGCCCACGTCGCCATCGCGCTGGATTGGACTTTCAAGAGCCATTCTTAGGCAGACCCCTTAATGATCCCTACCGACACCAATGCAGAACGGATTTCGTTTAGCAGTGTGGCAATATCTGCAAAGTTGTTGTTGATGTTATTGGCAACTGTGCTGCTGTAAGTTGTTCCAATCGAAACAAGCGCGCCGTCTGCGGTTCCAATCGTTGTGTTGGTAATCGCCGCTTGGGTTGCACCGCTAGGCTGGGCAACAGGCGTTGTGTTCCAGAAGCCAATCTTTTGAGAGGTCGATGTTCCAATCTTCGTGCCTGTCGTTGTTTGCGCGACGATGTCTGACGCATCGGCAAGTGTTATTGTTCCGCATCCGAGTGCACCGCCAGTTAGGTTAAGCGGAGTATTGCCAGCGCCGGACGCAACCAGACCAAGCGCCTGCATGCTGTCCAACAAGTCGGCAGTAACCAGTGGCTGCACAACCGGAGTGGCGTTGAAAAATCCAAGTTTTTGAGATGATGAAGTTCCGATCTTTGTCCCGGTTGTTGAACCAACAGATACATTGCTACCGTCGGGAATGCTTCTTGCGGCAGCCGAAAGATTTGTCACAGAAACCTTCTTGGTCACTCCAGAGCTATAAATGGGGAGAGTGTCTGCTCCTGCGGGAGTTGTTGAGAGTTCCGGTAGCTGTGCGATTGTCTTTGCCATAATTTAGAGTGCGGCTTTCAGCCTGCTTTTGAACCTCGCAGCGTCAGCCGCCGAGATGTCGGTTTTGCGGTTAGGGGAAACCTGCTGGTGAGTGACCACCATGTTCAGCG